TGAAGGAATGAACGACAACGAAGATGAAGAAGTGTAAATCTCAAGTTGTATAAATAAATGAAAGGTGACTAAGATGACGAATGTAAGTGATTTAATTAATGCATTAGACGGTGATAGCAAAAATGATGCTAACAATATGTTTAGTGCACTTATGCAAGATAAAATGAATGCCGCTATGGATGATCGTAAGATTGCTGTAGCACAAGGCATGACCGGTACTACAGTACAAGAAGAGGAAGTAGATCTCGATGATGAAGTTTCAGGAATTCAGGACGAAGCCTAATACTGTCTCCGAGGCGACTAAGTCTTTTAAGGTTGGTAAAGGTAAGTTTAAGGCAGAGATAAAAAAGAAAGGATCTAAATTTGTTGCGTCTATAGATGGCCAAGATTTAGATACTTTTAAAACAGAAAAAGATGCCGAAAAAGCAATTAACGATTTTACAAAGCTGATGGGGAAATAACATATGGCCGAAATTAGACCAATTAGTGCGGAAATAGCTTCCCCAACAACAACAGGTGCTGCTTCAACAGTATCAGCCGGGGTTAACGTTCGTATTATTAATACGACTGCAGCTGCTCATCTAGTAACCTTGGTAACAGCACAAAGCGGAACAGTCGTTGGAAGTTTCACTATTATGTCCGACGAGCATGTTGTTCTTAGAAAAGTTAAGACAGAATGCATTTTTGCCGGTAACGCAGGTGTTAAGCTGACTAGTTTAGCGATTCCGAGAGGCTAGTAGCATGAAATTAATTACAGAGCATTTAGATAACGAATTAGAGTATTTGTCAGAAGCCGACAGTAAAGGCAACAAGTCTGCTACTATTCAAGGTATCTTTATGCAAGCCGAAGGTAAGAACCGCAATGGCAGGATCTACCCGAAAGCTATTTTAGAAAAGGCAGTGGCTAAGTACTCTGCCGAACAAGTTTCCAAAGGAAGGGCTGTGGGTGAGTTAAATCATCCCGAAGGTCCAACCGTTAATTTGGATAAAGTATCCCATCGTATTACCGAACTAAAATGGGACGGTAACAATGTGATGGGTAAAGCACTAATATTGAATACTCCTATGGGTCAGATTGTAAAAGGTTTGATGGAAGGCGGTGTTCAGCTTGGTGTTTCAAGTCGTGGTATGGGTAGTCTTGTGCAACGTAATGGTGTTAACATAGTAGGTAATGATTTTATATTAGCTACTGTTGATATCGTACAGGATCCTTCTGCTCCTGAGGCCTTTGTAAATGGCATCATGGAGGGAGTAGATTGGATTTGGGATAATGGTATCCTAAAAGCACAGGAAATTGAACAGTTCGAGACTGAGATCAAAGAGGCCAAATCTGCAGACATGTCTAATGTCCAGATAAAAGTCTTTAAAGATTTCCTCTCAAAACTTTAACTCAATAGGAGTATTAAATGTCTGATATCGAACAGAATGTCGAAATCGAAGACGTTGTTGAACAACTCCAAGATGAGACCCTTGAGAACGTTGAAGTTTCTGATGGGGATCACCTGGACGAGGCAAAGGCTGCACCTGAAGTCGATGGCGCAAAAGCTGCTGAAGATGACGCTGCTGTAATTAAAAAATCAGCACCGGCACAAGCAACTGCACCAAAGACAAAAGCAGGTATGGTTAATGCCATGTACAACAAAATGTCTAAGATGAACAAAGAAGACTTAAAAGCATCATATATGAAAATGCATGCTGAAAGTGTAGATGCGGAAGCTACAGATGTTGTAGCCGAAGGATCCTTTGATGAAGATCTGAAAGCATTGGTTGAATCCGAAGCAACATTGTCTGAAGGTTTTAAGGATAAGGCGGAAATCATTTTTGAAGCTGCTTTAAAATCAAAACTGGCTGAAAGCATTGAATCGCTTGAAACCCAGTATTCAGAAGAACTAGCTGAAGAAACAACACGTATTCAGTCTGAATTGGTCGAAAAAGTTGATGGCTACCTCAACTACGTCGTCGAAAACTGGATGGAAGAAAATAAACTTGCAGTAGAAAACGGTCTACGTACCGAAGTTGCTGAAAGCTTTATGACAGCTTTGCATGGTGTATTCACCGAGCATTACGTTGAAGTCCCTGAGGGCAAAGTCGACTTAGTCGATGATCTTGCCAGCAAGGTTGACAACTTAGAAGAAGCTGTTAACGTTTCCGAGCAGAAAAACATCGAGTTGGCAGGGGAAGTTAATGAGCTTACCCGCGCAGCAATCGTCCGTGAATCTGCAACTGGTTTAAGCGAAGCACAAGCTGAAAAGCTAAAAACACTTGTTGAAGATGTTGCTTATGAATCTGCTGATGCATTTACTGCAAAAGTTGATACTATCAAAGAAACATATTTCAAAGAAGTAAAAACCGTAAGCGAAGAAGCAGAAATACATGATCACTCTGATGACGAAATCTCAGTGAACCCACGTATGGCTAGTTACTTGGCTGCCCTTAAAATTAATACCTAATCTAACGGAGTAAACAAAAAATGTTTAACGCTGATAAAAATCTAATGGAGAAGTGGGCGCCAGTAATGGAATCCACAGACGCTCCTGCATTTAAAGACAAGCATCGTGCTGCAGTTACTGCTGTCATGCTTGAAAACACAGAGAAAGCCCTTGCTGAAGAGCGTGGACATCAGTCCTTTAGCTTGACAGAGGCTGCACCTGCTAACGCAACATCTGCTAGTAATATCGACAACTGGGATCCAATCTTGATCTCATTAGTACGTCGTTCTATGCCAAACCTAATGGCCTATGACATTGCTGGTGTACAGCCAATGACTGGTCCAACTGGCTTAATCTTCGCGATGAAGTCACGCTACACGTCACAGACTGGTACTGAAGCATTATTTGCTGAAGCTGATACAGCTTTCTCTGGTGCCGCTTCTGGTGACCTTGGTTCTGCAGACGCTGGCAACAACGATCCTTTTGCTGGAGATGATCCTGCTTCTGGTGGTTCTGTTGGTAACGACTCTGATACTATTGCGGAATACGCTCCTGGTACCGGTATGGCTACAGCAACTGCTGAAGCTCTTGGCGATGCTGCTGGAAACGCGTTCCCTGAAATGGCGTTCTCAATCGAAAAAGCTACTGTGACTGCAAAGTCTCGTGCTTTGAAAGCTGAGTACACAATGGAACTTGCACAAGATCTTAAAGCTGTGCACGGTCTAGACGCTGAAGCAGAACTTGCAAACATCTTGTCTGCAGAAATTCTTGCTGAAATCAACCGCGAAGTTATCCGTACGATCAACATGAAAGCTAAATTGGGCGCACAACAAGGTGACCTAACAACTGCCGGAACTTTTGATCTTAACACAGATGCTGACGGTCGTTGGTCTGTAGAGAAGTACAAAGGCTTGTTGGTACAAATCCAGCGTGAAGCTAATGTAATTGCACGTGAAACTCGTCGCGGTAAGGGTAACTTCCTAATCTGTTCTTCAGATGTGGCTGCTGCACTATCTGCTTCTGGTGTTCTTGATTACACTCCAGCTCTTGCTGTAAATGGTAACCTTAACGTCGATGACGCAGGTAACACTTTTGCAGGTACATTGAACGGTGGCATGAAAGTGTACATCGATCCATATGCTGCTGTTAACTATGTCAACATCGGTTACAAAGGTACAAATGCATACGACGCAGGTATCTTCTACTGCCCATACGTACCATTAACTATGGTTCGTGCAGTTGGTGAGAATTCCTTCCAGCCAAAAATCGGCTTTAAGACTCGCTACGGCATGGTTGCTAACCCATTCGTTGGTTCTTCTGCAGGCGATAACACTGGTGCCGATCGTGCTAACCAGTATTACCGTATCTTCAAAGTAACAAAGATCTTGGGCGAAGGCTAAACCCTTCCATCATAACGTTATTAAGGGGGCAGCCGAAAGGCTGCCCTTTTTTCGTTATAAATAATGGTATAAGGAGTACACTATGCCGTATACAGCTAATATTAATTTTAGAGAGCAAGCAACATCTACACTAGTAGAGAACCTGTCTTTTATTAATCCATCAGGCTTCAGACTTGTGATTGATTCGCAGAAATATCCTAATTCTCAATATATGGTTCAAACAATTGCATTGCCTGATATGAGCATTTCTCC